CCCCGGAGGGAGGCAGGGCATTGGTGTGGCTGTCATCCCGACAGTCACGGTTAATGTTGTTATTTAATTAGGCAGACCAGACGGAAAAGTCCATGCTGACGCGGTAAATCTCGGCGGTGTCGTCCCTATCGTGCCGGTCGGCAATCAGTACCGAGGTAAACGAAGCGGCGGCAAAGGCGGCTTGCACTTGCACGGCTATCGCCCTGGCATTGTCGTAGTCGTCATCCCACACATCGACTTGATAGCGCGGGTTCTGGATGTTTTCGCCATCCAGGTTGTTTATTCGCGCCCCGCTGACCCGCGTATAGACTACCGCAGGGAAGGTGCCGCCCTGCGGTATGTGTAATGGGTGGATGCGGGCGGAAACCAGCGCCGCCAACCCTTCATGGCCGCTCAGGGCGGTACAAATGTCCTCTTCGATCATTTTTTAGCCGCTTCCTTCTCTAACCGTTGCTTGATTTTCTTCGCCATCGCTGCGATTGCTTGCGGGATATTCTCGTCAAAAGCGGGGCGCATGAAGGGCTTTGCGCTCTGCCCTGGATGGTCAACCACTCTGCCGAAGACCGTTTCACCGTTAGACATGAGCTTTTTGCTCTTAATAACGTGCGGCTTCGTGCCAAACTCCTTGAAATACAGGTAAAACTTCTTGGCGTTGATGCCAACCTTATATTTCGTGGTGCCTTTCGGGGCGCGGGACTTTTTGACTACAATATCGGTCTTCTTGCCGCCCAAATTGGCGACAGCGGCCTTTTTGATTTCGTTGGCCCCCGCCCTGACCGCCGCGCTCATAATATTGTGCTCAATGCGTTCAGGTAGCTTGGTCAGTCGCTTGTTCAGTTCTTTCAGGCCGGTTACTTCCATCAGTCAATCACCTTGCAAGCGATTTGCAGTTCTTTGCCTCTGCCGGTCGGGTCGTAAGCGGACAAGATGTCATAATAGGTGCCGCCGTGGTTGATTCGCATCTTGGGCGTAACGCCGGATGCGTAGCGGCAGACGAACAGCACCGACAGTTCAGAGTGCAACTGTTGGGCGGTAACAAACTCCCGGCCCCCGGTGATGGCCTGCCTTGCTCTTAGCGTGGCGTAGGTCGCCCAGGATTCCGTCACAGCACCGCTTCCTGTGCGGCTTTCGGTCACTTGCTCGATAATGATGCTCTGGCGCAGGGTTCCGGCTCTCATAGGCGTCTCATGTCGCGATATTGGTTAAGTAGCGCGGAACAAACAGAGCCCAGGGCAGATAGATACCCGGCGTCTGGTCTATCAAACATTTTTTCGATTTGTAGCTTAATCGCCTGCTTGATGGGTTCAGGCACGGACGCAGCAGCACCATAACCAGCAACATAGGTAATCGTTACAGCGTTTTCGATGTCCTGCGTGCTAGGCCAGCTCTCTCCGTAATCCAGATAAATCCGCTCGCCTAGAATATCCAGCGTAAAGTCGGTGAAAGTCTGCGAATCGCCGTTGGTGTCAATATATGCAACAGAGGTAATCGACTGAATAGGCGTTTTTGGTAGTTTGATAATATTTCCCAAAGGAAAAGCATCGATCTTCGCCTCCCACGTTTGGGTGATAAACGACCGCCCAGAGTCGTTCTCCGCCCATTCCCTTGCCCCTTTTATCAGCGAGGTAATACGGGCATCGTCGTCAGTGATAGTTACGCCAAGATGCGCCTTAGCTTCAACGAGAGAGACAGGCTCGGTTGCCGGGCCAACTGTGCGGGCGGTAATCATAAATTTCATTGCCTCACCAATACATTTGGGTGCGCCGAGTGGTCGTAACTGGCCTCGATATCGACGGCAGTCGGCAGCTTGTCCAACTCTTTAAATTCCAGCCTCAAAGAACCGTCGCCGGGCTCGTGAAAAATAACCTCTTGTGTGTCATAGCCGTACAAACGCTCCTTACGCGGCATGATCGCATCCATCAGACTCGTTGTTTTCGGTAGACGGATTTTAATACCCCTGGCCGAAGCAATCCCCAGCCAAAATTCAACGCAAGCCCGACCTTTTTCAGCGTCATGAGCGTTCGGATAGGTGAAATCAATCCCGAAAAGAGACAGCTCTTTGACGCCCATGTGAATGGCATAGGCCACGGCATAAGCCGCCGTCGAGTTGAAATAGTCGAATTGCAGCTTGTTCAGCACGTCTTCCAGCGGGAACTCTTCCATAGCAGGGTAATCGGGGTGCGCTCTGCTGGTAATAACTGGTGTGGTCGTGGCTTTGAGCCATTCGAGCATGGCGGCGATGTTGGAAGCGGGTTTTGCCTCTGCGCGGATTTCCTGCACCCGCACATCGTCCATGTGGAAAATTTTGTCGCATTTGAAAACGTCTCCGAGGGCGTTGATGCCCCACACTTCATCGCACAACGTCTTACGGCTACCGTTGCGCTTAGTAAACTCCAAAAATTGGTTGATTGAGGGGCCAAGACCCAGAATCGCTACTCGTTCAGGTGTCATTTGTTCTCCCATCCAGAAGTTAATTGCCGGTTACGGCTCCGGCGCTGCCGTTGGGATGGGCAACACAGCCGATTTACTTAATTAGGGGTTAGCGGTCGGGGCGACTTTCGGGCTATGCAGGATCGCATCAACCCCGACAATTCCGGTAGCTCCGCCGGTCGGGACTTCTTTTACCGTTACATAACGGCAATTCCCTTTGTAGCCGATGCGCTTGGTGACGTCCTTGCCGGTGCCAGCGGTGCGGGTAGTGGCCTGGACAGCCATCCCTGCAAGAGCTTCGGTGCCGAGCAGATCAGCATCGGCAACGGAAGTCATCGTTCCAGTAACGTCGCCTTCAAGAACAGTGACGGCCACGGAATATCCGGTCGCAGCGGCCGCGCCGTAAGAAACGAGGAATTCCACGCCGCCGTAGTCCTGACGGTCGATGATGGTGCCGGTTCGCCCGGTGCCGGTGGTTCCTGCTGCCGCCCCGGCAAGTACCTGGGTCTGCCGGCAGTTATTATGCAGATCGTTCATGTGCGAACTCCTTTAAAAAGAAAGGGGGCCGTTAAGCCCCCCGTTTATTACGATGCGGCGAACTTCATCAGTTTCAGAGCTTCAAAGTTGTAGATGCCTCCACCGAACCGACGCCGGAAGTTAAACTTAGTCTGACCTTTCGACGTAATGTTGTCGCGGATGACGGTCGTCCCGGCGCGATTAACCACCTTGTATGCTCTGGCGATGTTGCCGTAAGCGATAGACAGGCTGTTAGCGGCTACGGTAGGCATGTTATCGTCTACCTCAACAGGGGAGCCGAGCAGGCGACCACCGAAACCGGCAGTGGGGTCAGACTGCCACAGGTAATAAGACCCGCTGCCGTCCTTCATCTGTCGGATGTCTGCCAAAGTGCCGTCACTCATAACAAACACGGCACCGGGGCGATACTGCTGCTTCAAAGAATGCTGGAGTTGGACAAGGTTGTCAGCGGGGGCGGATGTGGCAAACGCCCCGGCAGCGCCGGATGCGATATAACCGACAGAGCCCCAAGCATAAGAGGCGTTAGCCACGGTGGTGTATGCGGTGATGCCCTTTGCCTTGCCTACGCCGTCGCCGGTAGCAAACTCTGAGCCTGCGCCCTCGGCAAAGCCAATCCCGGCCTCTTCTGCCAAGTCGGTGGCCAGGTTGACATAGACATCTTCAAGCGTTTCGTTGTAAACCCAAGGCTCGACTTCGGCTACGAATGCTTCAATCGCCACCTTGCTATATTTCGGCTCGGTGGTTTCGCCGCCAGTGCCGCCATCAGCAACACGCCGCATGGCCATGCCGGAAGTTTTCATCAGCTTTTCCCACTTGGCAGAACCGATGGTGACATTGGAAGCGAGGCGACCGATTGCGGAAATAGTCGGCACGATGCGTTCAATGATCTTGTCCATCTCCGGCAGGATCAAATAACCGCCGTCAGGGTCAGACAAGCCGTTCATTGCCTTGGTGTTGAATGCTTCAAGGTCATCAGCGCGGCCTTTACGCAGAAGCTTGTCGAATGCTTTTGCATGCTCGGCCTGCTCTTCGACAAGCTCTCCAGCTTCGGGGCGCTGTGCCTTCTTGATAAACTCGGTGTAGTCCTTGTCGAGCTTAGAAAGGTCTGCATTGATGGCGTCAACCTTCTCGGTCAGGTCGGCGGGGGCGTAGCCCTTCTCCTCAATGGCTTTCAGGCGGGCGTCGTTGGCCTCCTTGAAGGCTTCAAACGCTTTGCCCTGAGATTCAAGCAAAGTCTTAACTTGTTCCATGGTAAAAGCTCCGTCTACCCTTGCGGGTGGGATCGGCTGTCTCACGACAGTCATAATTGATTAAAATACGCTTCGTTTCTTTGCAAGTGCGGCAAGCTCATGCTTTAGGTCGGACTCTCTCAGACCCACGGCCTTCACTTTGCCCACAATGCGACACGCCTCAGACTTAGACAAACCTGACTCTCTCAAGTAGTCTTCCGCCTGTGCAAGCGTGTTGATTTCGTCAATGGTTTTCACGTTGGAAATCCGCGCCGAGTCGTTGGCCGGGAAGGTCACAAGGGACACCTCCCACAGGTCAATTTTCTTCAGCGTCGTGATGCCGGTTTCTCTGTCGTAACTGTCGTCGTCGGGAACGTAGCCGATAGAAAGTCCGGTGATGGCTCCCATCTTCATCAATTCGTAGGCTTCGGCACCACGGACGGTTTTAAGTGCCAGCTTTCCAGCGACGAACAGGCCGTGATCGTCCTCTCGGACCTCGGTATAAACGCCAACCGGTTCACCGCTGCGGTGCTGCCACAGCAAAGACGGTTTTTTCTGCGCCAAACTGTCGGTAAAAGCGCCCTTAATGACCACATCCTTGTAGGAATCCAGTTCATTAAAGACCGAACCGTAGCCAGAAAAGGTGCCATCCTCGCCGATTTCCTTGATTTCAAACGGTCTGTCTAAATAATCACGCATTGCTTTGTTCTCCGATCCCCATGTTTGCAGGGGTCAGGGGTTCGTCCAACCCATCCGACGGGTTCATTTCCAGTAAATTGCGGGCCTCGTTGCGGGTCATGATGCCGATACTGACCAGCCGATAGAGATATTCGGCGGTGTCCTTGAGCGCCCCGCGTAGCAGACCTTGAGTAACGTGCTTGACGTAGTAGCCCTGCGCCCGTTCTTCGTCGGTCAAAAGTTGGCAGTCGATGGCCTGCTCGATGCGCTCATACCAGGGGGCGAGGGTGTGGACAACATGGGCCAGGAACATCTGCTCAGCGCTGGCGTAGGTGGTCGCCTTGTCCGAGGAACAGACCATGATCGGCATGACGCGGAAAAACCGGCAGACCTCCTCGATCTGAAAGCGCCGCGTCTCGATCTGCTGGGCGTCCACCGCCGACATCGCCAGTTGGGTAAACTTGGCACCCCGGTCTAGGATCATGGTATTGTAGGCGTTGTTGCTGCCTGCGTGTTCCTCGTTGATCCACTTGCGAAGCTGCTTGTACTGCTCTGCGGTCAAGTTGCCTTCCACAGACAGCAGCCCACCCGACTTGACGCCGTTGCTGTGCAGCTTGGCGGTTGACTCCTCCATCGCCATCGACAGGCCGATAGCTTCCCTGGCGATGCGAACCGGCTCAATAGCCCCCCGTCCCCAGCACGGACCCCGCACATGCAGGATAGCTTCGGCGGGGAAAGTTTGCTTGCTGCCGCTCTTGCCAGTGACGGTATAGGTCGGACGGTCGCCCATGCGGTCAGGCCATTCGACAGTGACGTGCGCCGGGTCGAGGTTGATAAGCTCTAAAATCTTGCCTTGAGCGCG